GCTTCGAAGAAATTCAATACCTTACCTTGTACATCCTCAGCACTATGTGCCTCAGATCTACGGGAAAATACTTTGAAATCGGATACTTAAACACAATTGTTGTAGTGATAAGTTATATGCTACTTTTACGCTTCAAATTACGTAAATTCACATATGTGTTCCGAAAACTCCGTCAAATGCTTTAATCCTATCGATTATTCCATCACAGCTATGATATAGCTTGTATTTAAAACAAGGAGATCATTATGAGTATTAATACTCTAACCCCTGTGGAGAAAATCAATCGGCATCTCACCTTACTTGGCTATGCAGGTACTAACCTGCACAAGACCATACTAAAGTGGGACAATGCAAATGGGTCGGATTGGACTGTTGAACGCTTAAAAACGCTCAAAGTACAATTTATACATCTTGTCGCAAACCAACCTTTTGACAAAGATTGGATTGCCTATAAAGGAGATTTTCCTAGAGGACCTTTTGGTACTCTATTTAAATATGGTTTGAAGAAACCACGACGATGCCTGGCTGTACTTAATTCGTACATGTCATACACATCCCCTTCTTTAAAGAAACAACATGATGTAATCCAAAATATTACTAACCCAATGACGCGACAAGTAGAAAGTTTTGTGAACGGTCAGTTTATGACTATTTCACTCAACAAACATACAATGCGCTACGGACAGAATCTTTTCAAACACCTAACGGTGGATAAAATTAGACCTTCCGTTTCAACCTCACTGAACACTGCCAAACCCTTTGTTGGGAATGATAGTAATCAGTGGATTGAGTCACTAAGGTACACTTCTCGCAAAATACTTCCTACTGAAGGAATTTCCTGTCATTTCTATGACAAGGGCTCCTTCGAGTTTGAAGAGTATGGTGGTGAACTAGTTGTACTCCCTGAAAAGGGAAACAAAGCGCGAGTAATCGCTCTTCCTCATGCAGAGTTGCAAGTTTTCTTGAAACCGCTACATGATACATTAGTTCAAATACTTTCAGACATTCCCGAAGATTGTACACATGACCAGATTTCTGGCGCAAAGTACGCTCAACGCTGTCTAAAGGAAGGAAAGACAGTCCATTCAGTTGATTTATCAGCTGCAACAGACCGTTTCCCTTTACGGCTCCAAATGGGGTTATTAAGGAAGTTTATTCCTGATCCCGGTCAAATCAATTGGGCATCTTTCTTTGAAAGATCCGCTAAATTGAAATGGAAGACAAGTGTCTTCGGAGACGTTATTTACGGAGCAGGACAACCAATGGGCCTTTATGGCTCATTTTCGATGTTTGCTCTTACACACCATGCTATCTTACACACCCTTTCTGCACAGCTTGGAACCAAGGTCGATGACCAAGGCTACTTGCCGTATAGAATTTTAGGTGACGATATTATCATATCTGATAATCCCCTTGCTACTGCCTATAAGGCATACATTGGTAAAATCGGAGTTGAAATCTCGAAAAGTAAGACTATTAGTTCTAACCTAGCTGCTGAGTTCGCTGGCTTCCTTATAACTCGTAAGAGTTGTATAAAAGCTGCAAAACCCGTTGGCAAAGGTCTGACAGTAGACAACATGATTAATTATATCCAGACTCTCAATGCAAACCCCTTTAGGGGTGAGCTGAAAGAACTTGGTGATCTTCTCATGTATCTACCTGCACCTTACGGCGCTGGTATAAATCCTCGTGGGTTGTCTAAACAACACCGACTAAGTTTTTATATGTCAGGAACGCTTGACGAAAAAGTGTTATCTGCTCCTGAAAACATTGATGGACTCCTCTATGCAAATAGAAGAGAACAAAAATATTGGAACCCTTATCTTCGTCGTTACGACGAGACAGTGGAACCATCAGGACCAGATGTGGTATTGAATTATTTTGCAAATGTTATGGATCAAATTCGATCAGAACTTGATACTAAACACAATAATATTGGGAACTCCCGATATCATCGTGAACAAATGCTTAATAGCGTAGATGGTGATAAAACACTAGCTTACGCAGGATCCCTCGGACAGCGTCACCGTGTGGTGAAGCCGGACGAGTATGTATCCAAGAAGTTATCTTGGTACAAGAAGCTTTTCAGCTTCTATCCTTGGAAGACCA